GACGTTCGGGACTTAAAGAAGATGAGAGACGAAGCGTGGGAACTCGGTAAATATGGCGAAGCCATTCGGGCTGAAGAACTGCGTTTAAAGGCCACTGGGCTACTTGTTAATAAAAGCCATGTCATGCATGAGGATGTTAGCATCATGGGGCGTGAGGAAGTCCTTGAAAAGCTTGCAGAGTTTTCTAGAATGGCAGAGCGTAGGATGAAGGACGTAACGCCAGCGTCCGAAGATGTTGTTGAAATAGCTAGTGATAGCGAAGAAGCGGAATAATCCCCATATAACACCGTGTGCGCGGTGAGGCGGTGGGGAAATCCCCACAGATTCCCGTTTATCGGGGTATATTGGCCTCGGGCTTTGCTGCTCGGGGTCTTTTTTTGCCTGGCTGCGCGTGAATTGTTCGGGTTCGGGGTCGGGCTGCCCTGGCTGCCGTCCAGGGGAAACCCGATGAATTGTTCGGGGTATCGGGCTCTGTCCCAGGCTGCAGGAGGCAGCAGCTCCGAGCAATTGTTCGGTGAATCACCCGGGCAGCGCAGCGAATCTCCCAGGCACGCAGCTTTTCCCTGGCAGCTCGCAGCAGATTTCCCTGGGCTCGTGCAGCGGAACCAGAACAATTGTTCTTCCCAGGCAGCCGGCAGCAAGCCTCGCAGCAAAAACCGCAGCGGGAATCTTTTTTAAAAAAAGTTGTTGACTCCCTGAAATGTATTTCCTATAGTATAGAGGTGAAACAAATGGAGAAGTAAGATGGACTACAAGAGAGAAGAGATTACCGAGCACTTTGACGAGTGGCTTGAAGAGTCCCTGAAGCACGAGGGCTACGAATGGATTAAAGATAATCTGGACGACTTACACCACCACTGCTTTAATACTGACTATTACATCATTGGTACGGAACGCGCTATTAATTGGATGGGAAGTTACGCATTTGACATTATCAATTTCGTCAAAGAGTACGAGCAGGATAACTTCGGTGAGTGTACGACAGACCTGACCAGTCCTGAGAAGATTGTGAATATGTACGCGTACATCATTGGTGAAGAGATTGCCGGTGAATATGTACAACAGCAGGAGGCCGCGTGATGGTTGATGGCTTCAAAGAGTATCTAGTTACATTGGCCCAGGGCGGAAGAAGCTATTATGTGGTAGCGTCCTCCCCGGACAACGCTCGCTTGACAGCGCTGAACTTCGAGCCTCATTATAACGAAGCCTGGGGCGTGGAGGTTCGGGCCGTCTAAACTGTTCGGGTGTTGGCCCCGTTAAGCCAACTGTTTTCTCCCTAACTGGGGCGGCTTTCGGGTCGCCCTTTTTTTGCCTGGGAAGTAGCGCTGCGACTCAGAACAATTGTTCGCCCCTGGGAGGTAACAGCCCAGGGAGCACGGTTAAAAAACTTTCCTGAATCTGCATTTTATTGTTGTTACTGCAATCTTTTTCATGTACAATATAAAGGTGAACGATAACCAGAGGAGAAACCAAATGCCTTACCAAGTCTTATATGCCGTTGATACACTGGACACCAACCCAAACATCGACCTGTTCGACACGTTTAGAGAAGCCGAAGACTTTGTGAGTGACGAGGTACGCAGAAGGGTAGACCACATCGTGGAGCACTCACCCTTCCCTGTGTCTGCCAAGGACAGAGCACTCACAGAGGAACAAGAGTACGTACTCGTAAAGATTGAGGAGGTAGAATAGACTCCTGAAAATCTGAATCGGCAGCGGGCTCGCTGCCTTTTCTTTCCAGGGCAGCCGAACAATTGTTCGTAATAGCAGCAGCCAGGCCGGGTCGTCGGGCAGCTTGCAGCCAGGAAATCGGGCAGCTCGGGCATCGGGGAATCGGGCTTTTTGCTACCTTGCCCTGTATATGCAGCAGACTCAGTTACGGTATAGGTATATGAGAAGCAGCAGCGCAGCACCAGCACGCAAAATAATTGCCGGCAATTTATTCCGATTTATTCGCTCATTAAATAAACCCGCACAATTGTTCGTTTTTTGCTTGTTCCTGCAATCTATTTCATGTTAATCTATATTCAGAGGGCGCTTCGTGTCCTTGTGAAACAAGAAAAGGTAAAGAAAACAATGACTTGGAATCTTGAATATACAAAACCCACTTTTGGCATTGAGCTGGAATATTACTTTTCATCATCTAATTGCCAGTCTGTAGCACATTGCAGACGTACCTTACATGACGCTGGCTTTGACTGGCTAGACGTTAAAACAGACGGAACAGCGGCTGTGGACGTTGAAATAGTCTTTCCCCCCATGGTCGACTGTCCAGAATTCAGACGCGACCTATCAACCATTATGGAGATATGCAAGGACCTTGGCCTTAAATATCGCACCGATTGCGGCTTGCATGTTCACATAGGCATCAAGAGATTAAAGCCCGCGACGCCTATCGCTTCTTACATGGCGCATGTGAAGGAAAGGGCACGGCAAAATTTCTTAATGCCAGACGCAAGCTTTTTCTGTGATGAGCCTATGCAATTTGAATTACTCAAAGACGTTGTAAGACGTTATTCAGACCAGCAAAACGTAATAGATGCATTCATGCCGCAATCTAGAGCCGCTCAAACACGCGGAATGCTTCGTTCTATCTCTAATCTTACAAGAGTTAATGAAGCGAGCTTTGAGCAGACAGAAAATGTCTCACAATTAGATAGAGTTATTGGCGGTAAGTATAACGCCGTTAATGTGGCGACATGGGACAGAGGCACAATAGAGTTCAGACAACACCCAGCCACGTTATCGTCTGGCAAGGTGATGAACTGGGTTTCATTGCTGATAGGCCTCATTGAGGATAGCGACGCAAACCGCATAGACTACGCGCCAAGCGCGACTAGGGAAGTGACAGAGACCGTCGCCTCACCTGTACAGCCATACAGACGCAATAGCAATATTGGCCTGCTATGGTCCGCTTGTCGCATCTCTGGTGGCGCGTCTGTCCGTCAGCTTGTAAATATCACTGGCATGACGCCTCAAAACATAAGAGCGCGTTTTTCTGAAATGCGCTCCGCTCATGGCGACGACGTTATTGTGATGCATACCCAGCAATCGTATAACAATCACTACGGCTCTTCCAATGGTCAGCATGACCTAGGCGGATATGAAGTGCTGGAACAGGTAGAGCGCACGACGTCGCAAGCTTCATCTGGTGTATGTTTAATGCCGAACGATATAATAGGAAGCGCTGATATATACGCTGGCGTCTCACACTCTATAGCGCGTTACTTCCAGCGCGGCGTAGTCACCCAAACCCGCCTATGATATAGGCGCAAATAACCAAGACAAGAGACGCTAGCGCGTCTCTTTTTTTGTGTCCGTTCCAAGGTACCCTAGAGGAAAACCTTGTTTTTCAACGGGATAGCATTAAATAGCCTTACCCCCCCTTTTAGGGGTTGACGGGAGAAAAAGGCTGCGCCCTGTTTTACAAAAACAATCAACACTATTTTAACGCTTGACTACATGCAAAACATTTCCTATATTAGCCTCCTAGATATGGAGGTTTCTATGAAAAAATATAAAATTTTGATTGATGATTACACTTGGGACGCTGACACGGACGAGAGTTTTGTTGACGGCTTACGAAAATACCACACTACGCCGAGTGATGATGACGCTAAGATGTTGAGGATTATGGCAGCTGGTTGGTGTGACTGGACTGGTGAGCCTATGCGCTTCTCTAGTGCCAGTGATTTGATTACTGACGCTGTTAAGCATGGTGTTTTGGAGGTAACTGATGCCGTATAGGGGTGATGAGTCTTATTCTGACTGGGGTGCGAGTGACCTTCGTGAGCAAAGAACTGCGATAAAGATGACCAAGAGGGCGTTAGCAGAAGAGCTTGGCGTATCTGAGCGGCAGTATGCTTACTACGAGAGTGGTCATACGAAGATAGACAAGACGCTTCAGTGTGCTGTCAGGTGGATTGCTGGTGGCAAGGATGATGAGGATGTAAAGTCTCAAGGTACCCTGACCGATTTTCAAAAAGAGCGAATATCTCGTCTATTGAACGCAATCCATAACCACCCCCGTCATGATTTAAATGAGATGACGCAAAAAATTTTATCACAATCTGCTGAAGAGATTTCGGTATTAACTAAAATGTTAGGAGCTAATAATGATTAACAAGTTAAAATGGTCTGATTTTGAAAAAGCTTACCTTGGCAGGATTGAGCGCATAGACGGCTCGGCTTCTTTTGCGTTTGACTCTGACCTTTGCACGCAAGTCAGTAAGGAGGTTGCTTTTGGGAGCACTGAAAAGTTGGTTCAGATTTCTGATTTACAAAAATACGCTGACCACTTTGATGATTTTTTGTCTGACAACCCAACAATAGACGGGTTTGATGTTACAATTGTTGAGCGAGACGCGACTTCGTTCCTTGCGGCGGTTGCCTGATTAGAAAATTTAGCATATGATTGCCTTGTAAATTTACATTGAGGCATTCACATGGCACAAAACTACATGATGGGTGCGGGCATGACACCACCGCCCGCCCCTGGTTCTCCACAAGCGATGAATTTCCAGAGCGACCCTATGCAACGCTCTCAGTTTAAGGGCTTCATGTCGGGAATACAGGCGAAACAGCCTGCTCAGATGATGCCTCCTCAACAGCCTATGGCTCCTGCGATACCGCCTCAGATGGCGAATGTAGATATTTTTGCGGCCCCGCAGGGATTTCGTCAAGGCGGCGTTATTCCTGCATTGAAGAGCATGGCTCAAATGGGCCAGTCGATGTCTCAGCAGTTACAAAGCGTTGTGAACGGCGGGCCCGGCTTGAGTGGCATGGCCGGTATGGGTGGCGCACTTGGCGGCTCCGGTATGGCATTTAACCCCGGTATGGGTAATGGCATGAGTGGCCCCCCTGTTGCGTCTTCTTCAACTCAAGTTTCACCGGCAGACGGACGCGCTGCAGGGTTCCCTGGCATGAGTGGCACCCCTGTTTCAGCACCTGCTGTTGGCAGTATGCAGCC